CTGTTATAGATAATGATGTACGTGGGCTGAACTCTAAGCTGGCTCAGTTGACTACAAACATGCAGCAGATACTAGAGCAACAGAAAGTTTTACTTGACTTACGCTCTCAAGTAGATAAAGCTACTACTATTACAGATGGCATAGGTGATAAGCTAGATGTTATTCAAACGGAGATAGATGACATCTGGAAAGCTTATGATGATATGGTAAGTAACCCACTATAGAGGATAGACATGGCTACTCCACGTAAAGGCAAGATGTTTGCCAAGACAACGACTAACCCTAAGACAGGGCGTAAGGTAAAGGTAAGCTATGGTCAGTCTGGTAAAGCCAAGGACGGTGGTAAGCGTATACGTCCAGGAACAGGTAAAGGTGATTCGTATTGTGCAAGAAGCGCAGGACAAATGAAGAAACATCCAAAAGCAGCAGCTAACCCTAACAGCCCACTACGTTTATCTCGTAAGAAGTGGAAGTGCGCTGGTACAAAATCTAAGAGGACATAATGGCAAGTAAACCTAAGAACCCAGCTTTGTACTCTAGAGTAAAGTCAGAAGCTAAGAAAAAGTTTAAGTGGCCCAGCGCATACGGAAGTGCTTGGTTAGTTAAGACCTACAAAAAGCGTGGGGGTACTTACAGTAAGGGAGGATCAGTTGCACAAGTCAAAACACGTACTACAAAGTCGTAGAAGTTTTGCTGAAGGTGGACTAACTCAATGGTTCAAGGAAGACTGGCGTGACGTAAAGACAGGCAAAGAGTGTGGGCGTAAAAGTGTTAAGGACAGTAGCAGACCATACCCAGCTTGTAGACCAGCAAAGGTAGCAAGTAGAATTAGTAAAGCAGAAGCAGCAAAGAAGACAGGACCAAAGAAAGTCAAATGGTCTGTAACCGCATCAGGTAAGAAAAGGAAATCATAATGGCTAAGGGTATGCCTCACTATTTTAAAGACGGCACTGAGCATAAGGGTAGTATGCACAAGATGCCTAACGGACAACTCCATTCAGGTAAAACACACGGTAAGAATAGTAAACAATTAGTTCACTTCAAAGACCTAAGTGCAACAGCTAAAAAGAAAGCAAAAGGGAAGAAATAATGAAAAAGATGAACGACGGTATGAAAGCACTAAAGAAAGAAGCACCAGCCGTAGCTAAGAAGATGGGCTACATGTATGGTGGCATGGCTAAGAAGATGGGCATGATGGATGGCGGTATGACTAAGAAGATGGGTTACACCAAAGGCGGCATGGCAATGTGCGGTGCATCTAATCCTGCTTCACGTCCAATGAAAAAAGGTAAGTAACATATCGGGTATGCAGTAATAGGTACTACTACCTGACCTAGTTTTATGTATAACTACCCTTGTACAAACAAGGAGAAAGTACATGAAACACTTACTAAAAAGAATGTGGGATAACCACGTAATCAGACAACAGAAACGTGCAGACTTTAGAATACTACACATGTTGGATGACAAACAACTAAATGATCTAGGCATAGGCAGATCACAAATAAGGAACGTAATTTATGGCAAGGACGCTAACTGAAAGACAACAAAAGTTCTTGGATGTATTATTTGATGATGCTGGAGGTGACGTTGTACAAGCTAAGAAGATAGCTGGGTATGGTGACAACTCCAGTACAACTTCTATAGTGGAGGCACTTAAAGATGAAATCGCTGAAAAAACTAGGACTTACTTTGCTAGGACTGCCCCGAAAGCTGCTTTCGCGCTTATGGGCGCTTTGCAAGATCCCACTCAGTTGGGTATCAAAGAGAAAATGATAGCCGCCAAGGACGTGCTTGATAGAGCAGGTCTTGGTAAAGTAGACAAGGTAGATGTCACCAGTGGAGGTGGCATTTTTTATTTACCACCTAAAGAAGGTACAAACGAATAATACCTCAAAGAGAACTGGGATTCTGGCAGTTACCTCTGCCACCCAAAGGACACAACAAACAATGGCACGTAATAGCTAGGACTACTATAAAGGTTCCGTTTGGCTATGTACTTGATCCAGATAACGATAGACTGCTTGTTCCAGTAGAACATGAATTAGATGCATTAGAGCTTGCAAAGCAACACCTAAAGCAGTATAGTTACAGAGCAGTAGCTCAGTGGTTGAGCAAAGAAGCAGACCGATACATATCACACATGGGTCTAAAGAAGAGAATAGAAGTTGAGCAAAAACGTAGAAAAGCATCTGCAATTAAACGTAAGCTTGCCAAGTGGCTCCAAGAAACGCTCTCACAAATCGAGAAGCTCGAAACACAAGGAGTCGGAGCATACTCAGAAGCCAGCGGAGATAGAAGCCCCCCAAACTAAACCTATCCCAGCGCAGGTAGTAGCACCTGAGTATGACGTAGATGAAGCACAGGAAGTTGTCTTTAAACCTAATGAGGGTCCACAGACATCTTTCTTGAGTTCATCTGAGAGAGAGGTACTATACGGAGGGGCAGCAGGTGGTGGTAAATCATATGCTATGTTGGCAGATCCATTACACGGCCTTAACGATCCAAACTTCTCTGGACTCCTTGTACGACACACGACTGAAGAACTAAGGGAACTAATACAGAAGTCACAGGAGTTATACCCACGTGCGATACCAGGAATCAAATGGTCAGAACGTAAGTCACAGTGGATATCACCTAGAGGTGGACGACTATGGATGTCTTATCTGGATAAAGATACAGACGTTACTAGGTATCAAGGACAGGCATTTAACTGGATTGGGTTTGATGAACTTACTCAATG